GTCCGGTTGCGCCTGTGGCCCCGGTTGCCCCGGTTGCACCCGTGTCGCCCTTGTCACCTTTCGGGCCCTGCGGTCCCTGAGGACCGGTCGCGCCGGTTGCACCTGTGTCTCCCTTCGGGCCCTGCACGCCTTGTGGTCCCTGAGGGCCTGTCGCGCCGGTATCACCGCGAGGAATCCCGAAGTTCAGTGTGACCGCTCCCGTCTCCGGGTCAACGGTCTTCTCGACGTTGGCTGCGGATCCTGCCGCCAGCGTCTCTGCCTCGACGCCCATGTCCTGCACGGCCTGGGACGCAGCTTCGGCCTCACCCGCTGCCGTCTCCGCTCTCCCGAAACCGGAATTCAGCGCTGCGATCAGGCTGTCAATCTGCCGCTGTTCCGCTTCTGACGGGTCGATGTCTTCCCGCTCGGCCCGCTCATCCACCGGAATCGTGATGTCGTAGCGTGTCTGGACGTCTCCGCCGCTTCCCGGAATCACGATGTATACCAGCACGTTCCGCCCGTCCAGCAGGAACTTGTCCGGAATCTCCACACCGTCTGCCTCGGTGCCGACCATCGTGAGCGTCGCCGTGTCCCCGACGTTGCAGATGTCCGCCTCGTAATACTCCGGCAAGGTCTCGCCCGAGATCACGAGGATCTGCTTGACGTCATACTGATAATTGATCGGGTCCAGCACGATGTGCCGCTCTTCCCCGAGCTGTGCATAAATCTTGTTGTAGACCATATCTGTTCCTCACCCTCTCTTACGCAATGATGTATGTTGCCATGAATGTGGCCCCTGCGTTTTCCGTGAATGCCCCTGTGAATTTCATCTCGCCGCTATAGTACAGAATTGCGTTTGCACTTCTCCACGCTCTTGCCGCCGTCGTGATCCGTGGTCTGTACCCGGATTTCAGTGTGAAGACTGTTGTCTCGGCACTGGTGCTGCTTTCGCTTCTTGTCCATTTTCCGTTCACATAAATTGTGGCCACTCTTCCGCTGATAACAATGCTTCCGCCTGTGGTGTTGAATGCTTCAGACGCTGTCAGGAAGTCCGATAGCGTCGTGCTGTAGAATTCGTCCGCGTTTGGCTTTCCGATTTCGCCGAGGACAATGTACGTTCCTGCCTGCTTCATCACGACGACTCTTGCCCCGACCTTTGGAGGCGGCTGGCTCATCAGCAGCATCTTGTATCGTTTTGTCATGGCGCTGTCCTGCCCGTCAAGCCTGATCTGCACGCCGGTCGAATTGCTCCATGCCACGACGGTTCCGAGGTAGAATTCCGCCTGTCCGCCGGCGTCTTCCTTCTGTCTCAGCACTTCATCCAAGGTTGATCACCACCTTTTCGAGCGTGTGCGTCATCTTTCCTCCCGGTGTCAGTTGCATATCCCATGCTCTCTCAATACAGATTCCGAACGTGTCATCGTCATACTGCACGCCTGTGACATCCTCCACCCCGAATCCCTGCTGCAGCATTGTCTCGACCCGGATGGTTTCGCCGGACGTCATGCTCTCGTACAGCAGTCTGTCTGTGTAGGCCTGAAGCTCCGTCTGACTTGCGATGTTGCTCACGTTCACCGTCTTGACGATTCTTCGTCCTCTCCTAACCGTCGACAGCGGGCTCTTTGGGTTGTCGTTCACGGCCGTCGCTTTCATTCCGGCAGATTTGTCCGCATTGCTGCAGACACAGACGAACACATTCGGTGCCTCGTAGATGTCCGTCTCTCTCGTAATGCTTGGGTAAACTCTGATTGCCTCGACCTCTTTCCGGTTTTTCGGATCCGGTTTTCGGTTTGTCATGATATGCTGGATATTCTCCGCTTTCGGCACGCTGGCTGGCTCGAGCACTGCAAATCCCTGCTGGTTAAACCACAGTTCTTTGTAATTGATCTCTCTCAGCAGCGTGTTGATGATCCTCAGATAGCTCTCCCCGGTCTGCCAGTCCTCCCGCGCTTCGGAGAGCACCGCATCTGATGGCGTCTTACTCACGGTTGCGATACCCGACGCGGCGAGCAGCTGCTCCACTGCCGTGAGGTATGCGGTTCCAGCGGTCAGGTAGACGCTTCCCTCGACTTTTGTGTCTCTGACTCTCCAGCACCGGTCAAGTGCTTGGATTTCCAGTATTTTCTTGCCCTTGCTTTCTTTTGGTGTCACCTTCTCCGGCATCAGAACGCCGAGGGCCTTTTCCGTTCCGTCAATGCAGAGGATCGGCTCGATTTCGTCCGACATCCAGTCCGGCTGTACTTTGTTTCCTCTCGCGTCGATCACGGTCGGGAGGAAGCTGCCCTGCAGCGACATTTTGATTTCCCCGCTCCGGTCCATTCTCAGGACCGGAGCGCTGTCTGCCGCGAACAGCTCTCCGTATTCAGCTCCGTTTCTGATGACTTTGAACCGGATGCTCTCACTGCGTGTCATCGACGTAGTCCTCCCATTCGATTCTCCTCACGCTGAAGCTGTATGCCGTCCATAATCGTTTTCTCACCGTTCTTCTCCACTGTTCCAGGATCCCGACAAACACGGTGCCATCCCGGAGCTTCAGTATCACCGGTTTCCCGATCAGATTTCGGAACTGCCCCTCCTCCGGCTCCTGTTCCTTCAGAAACAGCGCCGAGAAGCTTACCTTTGAATCCCTGTACCCGCTCAGCGTGGCGGACGGGAAAATGTCTCCCGCCAGATGGTCATAGAAACTTTCTGCGCTGTCCTCATACTCCGGGTCTCTCTGATCTCTCATGCTCAGTTTGATTTCAAGCCATTCTGTGCCGCTCAGTTCCGCAATGTAGGATCCGTTCATTGTGCTGTTGACCTCAGCCTCATTGCTGGCGCTGTAGTTCCCGCTCGTCAGTCTGTTGAATACCTGGTATCTGACGCTTCCACCGGCGAACCGGTCCGTGAATGCTTTTCTCGTCGTTCGTCCGATCGGCACTCCGTTTCTGTAGATCAAGAAATCTGCCGTTTCTTCTTCAGTTGTCCAGCTCAGTTGATTTTCCACCCCTGGCTCGCCGCTCAGAACGATTTCCTCTCCTGGTTCGTTTTCGACTGTGACATCTGTCGTTCCCCATTCGCTCCAGATCCCGTATGTTCCGATGGCCCGCACCCGGATGACATGTTTTCCGTCTGTCAGCATCTCCGGAACTTCAAACTCCTTTTCCGTTCCGAAATATGGCCCGTATTCCGTATCGTCGATTTTGATTTCGTACCCCTGCTGGTCTTCAGCCTGCCAGCTGACCTTTGAAAACGGCACGTTTGTCGCGTATACAGTTGGGGGTTCTGGCGCTCCGTATGAAATGAAGTTCTTTGCGGATCCTCCGCTGGGCACTCCGTCGATGTTGTATGCGATCACGACCCACTGGATTGTTCCGGTCGGAAATGTGTTTGCCTGGAATGTGTGCTCGTTGACAACATCTGTCGAATCGATCAGTGTTGTATAATCTGCGTCTGTTTCCCGTTTCCACCGGAACAGATACCTGGTCGGCGCGAAACCATCCTGGCTCGAATAGCTCCAACGGAATGTAATTGGCTGGTTATTGCTTTCGATTGTGTTGGCCGGTGAGATTGCAGTTGCCGTGACAAGGCTCGCCGCTGTGCTGAAACTGTACACCTCCGTCTGAGATGCAGTTCCCGTTGTGTCGGTGCCCGAAAGATACCACTCTATTGTTTTCGCTGTCGGGAATGTGTTTGCCGGAATCGACAGGCTCTTGTTTGAGCCTGTCGCCGCAACATCGTTCCATGTGCTCGTTCCGGCCTCCCGCCAGTGCAGTGTTGCGTTCGCCTGATCAAAGCTTCCCGCGCAGAAGTAGGTATCGTCCTTTTCAAATGTCCATTGGAATGAGGTCGACGTTCTCGGGTTGACATATCCGGATATTGGGCAGTTGCTCGGTGTAATTTTGCTCTTGACGTTTGTGCTGTCGTCATAGGTGAGCTCGATATACGGTGCCGTACCGTCTTCGAGCTTGAATGCGACGTTTACTGCCTTTACGGTTTCCCCGTAGGATGCGCAGAATGCGAATGTTGTCAGGGTTTTCAGGAATGCAGCTGCGAACTCAGATCTTTGAGCGTTCGTGAGGTTCTCTCCAGCCATTGTGAGCTCGGCATCTCTGTCGCGTACTTCTGGTCCCAGAAGATAATAGTCCGTTATCCTTCCCGGCCTGTTTGACCATGTGATGGTCTCCGGATTGATTGTTTTCGCCGCAACTTCCATTCCCGGTGCGCCTTCGAAGCCGCTCAGTGCGCTGCACCTGAATACTGCTTTGATACTGTAAAGTCTTCTGTTCTTGATGCTTGCCGGCGGCGAGTTGTAAACAGTATAGAGAAACTCCGGAATTGTTTTGTCGCTGTACCTGTTCAGCCATTCGGCGGCATCTCCGGAAATATCTATGACCTCGCTCGGCCTGTCTCTCTTTACAAGCGCGAATCTGGATGCTCTCAGTTCTACTGTTGCATTTGCCATCTTATGCCATCCTCGCTCTCACCTGCCGGCTCTGGTACCACTGCAGGAGCTCTTCCAGTTCTTCGATGCCGTTGACCGTGATGTTGTAGGTGTTCGTGCTTGTTCCCGCTGCGGCCGGTGCCGCCGCTGCTGCGAAGGTCGGGCCGAGGCTGAAGCTCCTCTGTATCTGATCGCTGATCAGGTGCTCATTGTCCCGGATGCCCTTTGCAAAGAGTTCCATCATGTCCGGCGCGTAGGTGTGGAAGTCGCTGAGAGGTCCTTCCTTCGGCTCGGAGAATCCGAGCATGTTCTTGATGCCCTGGCCGATGCTCCGGACCGTTCCCATCAGGCCGCTCATCTTCGACGTGATGCCGCCGACAAAGTTCTGAATCAGATCCGCGCCCCACTGCTTGGCCTGCTGGACCTTCTCCATGATCGCGTCCTTGATCTTTCCCACGACATTGCCGATGGCCTTCACGACGTCGCCGATGCCCTGCAGCAGGCCCTTTGCCAGCTCTATGACCAGCTTGGCGCCGCTCTCCAGCAGCTGCGGCAGGAACTGCAGAATCGCCTGAATCAGGTTTCCGATTATCGTCGGCACCTTCTCGATCAGCGTCGGCAGCGCCTTGATGAGGCCCTCCGCCACCGCTCCGATGATCTGGAACGCCGCGTCGATGAGCTTCATCAGTGTGTCCGGCTCCGTGAGCTTCTCCACGATGGTCAGCGTCACCTCCACCACCGCCGGGATCAGTTCCGGCAGCGCGTCGATGATGCCGTCAATCAGCGCGAAGAGGATCTCCGTGCCCGCCTCAATGATCTTCGGCAGGTTCTGAATCAGGTGCTTCGCAAGCTCCGTGATGATCGGGATCGCCGTCTCCGCCAGCTTCGGCAGGTTGTCAATCAGCGCCGTCGCCAGCGACTCGACGATGCCGAGTCCGATTTCCATAAATCTCGGCAGCTGTTCCGTCAGGTTCCCGAGCAGGTTGTCAATCCCCTGAGATATAAGACCAAGCCCGGCCTCATTGTTGCCGGTGAACAGCTCAGCGAGGCCGTCCATCGTCGTCTTGATTCCGGGCAGAAATTCTGATGTTAATCCTCTGGACAGTCCCTGGAACGCCGTCTGCATGTCCTGCAGGCTGTCCTGATATGCCGCGGCCGCCTTGACCGCTTCGTCTGACATGACGCCGCCGAGCTCGTGCACCCGGTCGCGCATGGCCTGTGTGTCCTCTGCCGAGGTGTTCAGCAGGGCGCCGAGTTCCGTCGCGCCTCTGCCGAGCAGCTGCCCGGCCACATAGGTGCGCTGCGTCCCGTCTTCCATGTTCTGCAGGCCTGCGATGGTCCGCTCAAAGAGTTCCTGCTGATTGAGCGTCGCAAGGTCCTCTTCGGTGATCCCCAGCAGCGCGAAGGCGTCGTTTCCGCTCTCGGCCGCGTTGGCCAGCGTCTTCATGCTCGCCTTCATGGTCTCCATGCTGGTACCCGAGTGCTGCATCACGGCGTCCCATTCCTGATAGGCTTCCGCCGTCATGCCCATCTTCTGGGACATCTTGTCGATGTTGTCGCCGTACTGCGCCGTCGCCGACGCGCTCTTGACCACGGCTGTCCCCATTGCCACGGTGGCACCCGTGACCGCCGTCACCGCCGTGACTGCGCCCTTGGCCGCGCCACCGAAGGCCGCCGACCAGGTTTTGCCGCCTTTTTCTCCGGCGCTTCCCAGCTCCCCGTCCAAAGCCGAGGACAGGTTGCTCCCCATGTCCTTGGTCGTCGGGATGATCTGTACATACGCTTTTGCAATTTCTGACATCAGATATACCCTCCTCTTCTGAGGATCTCATTTCTCGCGGTCTCGAAGTCTTCGCCGCTCTGGTAAACCATGTATTCCCGCTCCGGTTCCTTCCGTTCCGTCCCCGTGAGCGCCTCATACATCGACGGCGGCGGATTCTTCCCGTTCGCACCGTCCTCCGTCTGTCTCCACGCGATCACCCGCACGACGTCCAGGATGAGTGCGAGAATCAGCACATTGTCCGGATACTTCTGTCCGGTGATTCTGCGCTTCGATCTGGATTCCGCCGGCAGACCGTCCGCAAGCGCTGCCTGTGTTGCCACCGGCAGCGCTTCCCAGTCGAACAGATGATAGTATTCCGCAAAGTCGCAGATCATGCTGTCCCTGTCCTGCCGGAAGACGGACAGCAGGATTATTTTTTTTTATCAGTCAGCTGCCCCAGCAGTTCCTGAATCTGTTCTCCCGTGGCCTTGACCCGCACCTTCCCGCTCTCGTCCCGGATGCAGTCATAGAAGTCCTTCTTCTGCTCCGGTGTCAGCAGGATGTCGCAGATTCTCGTCAGGCCGATCGGGTTTTTCCGCGTATCCATCAGTTCCAGCGCGTCGAGGAACTCCATGTCGTCCGCCGCGTTCTCGTCGATGTCCGCCTCAAAGCCGCAGCTCAGCTTCACATGTGTCATGATCTGTTCCTCCGCTTCTTATCAGGAACCGCCCTTGATGTACTCGTAGTGATACTTGCCGTTTGCGTCGCTGGTTGCCTTGATCGTGACCGGATAGCCGACGGGGTCCGTGTCGTTGTACACGACGTCGCCGATCTCGGTGATGACGCCCTTCGGGATGACAGTGCGCTTCAGGGCGCCGCTCTTGAGGATCATGTCAATGACCCAGCACCGCTCCTCGTGCGCTTCCGTTCCGGAGGCAATCGCAATCCCGGCCGCGAGGCTTCCGGTCACGTTGTCCTCGCCGTAGATTTCCTTCAGGACGTTGATGTTCATCATCTCGATGAATGTCAGCTTCCAGGTCTCGGACTTGTCGTCCTCCGTTACCAGAACGGTATCCCCGCCCCATGCCTTGACCTCTTCGGAGTTGACTTCCTGGCTCTGCGTCACGCCGTCCTCGGAGACATAGCC